ATAATTATTTTTTTTTATTTTTTTTTTATTATATAGTTCTAATTTTAGAAAGATGAACGGTAATACTAGTCAATCTGTCGATAGTATGTTAGGTATTATTAATAATGCTAGTCAAACTGCAACTCTTTTAGAATCTCAAAGAAATGCAGTTGATACTATTAGAGCTACACAAGAACGAAATTTAAATGCACTTATGCAAAGTTTAGCTTCTGAAAATCAAAGAAATGAGCATCTTTCCCAAATGAATAATGCGTTTGCTACTCAAAATGCAAATTCTATTGCTTCAGGTCTTAAAGATTTAATTAACACTTCTTATAATAATCAATTATCAGCTACTGAAAGAATTGGATCAACTACTATGGGTGCTATTGATAGAGTTGGAAGCACTTTAAGTCATAATTTAGAAAGAATTGGTGCAGATAATATTAATGCTACTGAAAGAACTGGAACTGCAAATTTATTAACTAGTGAAAGAATTGGTAATAATATGGCTTCACTTTTAAATCAAACTAATAATATCTTAAATTCTTCTATTAAAGAAGCTGGAATAACTACTGAAAGAAATTTTGGAGAAACTAAACTTTTTAATTCTACTCAAAATCAAAATCTTGAACGTAGAATAGGTGATTATCATCTTCAATCTGAACGCAATTTTCATAATATTAATAATGATATTTTAAAAGTTGAAAATAGTTTAGGAAGACTTGCTGATAATCATCATAATGCTAATATGATTGAATTACTTAAAGTTCATGCTAGTTTAGATAAAAGTATTGATAGAAGTGAAATGAATTTAAGTAAACAAGCTTCTGATAATTATGCTAATATGCAAATTGAAGCAGCTAAAAATCGTTTAGGATTAGAACAAAAACTTGCTGAAGTTGGCAATGATATTAAATTATCTATAATTAAAGATAATAATGAAACTCGTAATTTAATTAATTCCTATAATAATGATAATGTTCGTAATGATTTACAAGCTGAAAAAATAATTCATGCTCTTCATCATCATCATCCACATCATCATCATGACCATCACGACCATCATGGACATCATGATCATCATGGACACCATGGACATCATCATTATTATCCGCCTTTTTTTCCCTATCCGTGGTTTCGTGATGAAGGCAGAGGCGGTGGACGCGGAGGTGGCGATGGTGGGAGGGGTGATTAAATGCTATACTTATAATAATTATTCACAACCTTCAACAATTTTTCAAAATTTTTTTAATTCTAATTATATGATTTCTAATATTAATAATAATACAACTGAACATTATAATTCTTATTATATCACTTCAAATTATGATACAATTGATTACTATAATTCTTATTATATTACATCAAATTATAATACAACTTCTAATATATTAACATCAAATATCACTAATAATAATACAAATTCTAATATTTTAACATCAAATATTACTAATGAAACTCAAATTAATAATTATATTACATCTAATATTACTAATCAATATCAAACTAATTATTATATTACATCTAATATTATTTATAATTATTATAATAATAATTCTAATTCATCTAATTTAATTTCAACAATTACTATTAATAATGATAGTGATTCAGATAGTGATGTAGAAAATAATAATTCAAATTCAAATTCCAATAATTCCAATAATTCCAATAATTCCAATAATTCCAATAATTCAAATTCAAATTCAAATTCAAATTCCAATAATTCCAATAATTCCAATAATTCTAATAATTCCAATAATTCCAATAATTCAAATTCAAATTCAAATTCAAATTCAAATTCAAATTCAAATTCCAATAATTCTAATAATTCCAATAATTCCAATAATTCAAATTCAAATTCAAATTCAAATTCAAATTCCAATAATTCCAATAATTCTAATAATTCCAATAATTCCAATAATTCCAATAATTCAAATTCAAATTCCAATAATTCAAATAATTCTAATAATTCTAATAATAATATAATTACAAGTAATAATAATTCAAATATAAATAATTATAATATTAATAATAATAGCAATAATTTAATTAATATCAATAATTCTAATAATTCCAATAATTCTAATAATTCTAATAATTCTAATAATTCTAATAATGGTAATAATAATAAATAGTTATATTAGAAAAAAATAATGGATATTAAATTATTAAATGAAATAAAAACATTAATTGTTACAATGGCAATGTGTGCGTTTGATAATTGTAAAGAAACACGAAAAAAAATTAATGATAATTTAAAAATTGAAAATAAATTTAAAAATGCTATGTTTGAAAATGATGTAAATAAAAAAGATGAATTATTAACTGAAATTTATAAAAATAAATTAGTTTTAAATTATAATAAATGTATTATTAAAAATTGTAAAATTATTTATAATGATTTTTTAAATAAAATAGAAAAAATTATAAATATTCCTCAATTTCCCAAAAATAAAAAAGAAAAAATTAATAATTATTTAAAAGATATAAAAACAATTTTTAAATCTAAAAAAACAAATATTAAAATTATAAATACTATTATTAAAAATTCTGAATTAATTGGTAAAATTATAAATAAAATTAAATAGTATTATTAGAAATAAAAAAAAATGGAAAATAAGGTTCAAAAAGAAATGGTTTCTAATATACTTAATTTAAGTATGTGTGCTAATAAAAATTGTATGGAAAGTCGTCAAAAATTAATGAATAATAAAAAAGTTTATGAAAAATTATTATCTGCAAATTTAGAAATGAATACCGCTAAAAAAGAAAAATTATTAAGTGAAATTTATAAAAATAAATTGGTATTTGATTATAATAATTGTATTTTTACTAATTGTAAAAAAATGTATCTTAATTTAATAAAATTTATAGAAAAAACTCTTAATTCTACTCCTTATCCAAAAGAAAAGAAAGATAAAATTAATAAACTTATAAAAGAAATTAAAACAATATTTAGTGATAAAATTTTAACTCATGATAAAATAAATAAAATTCTTATGAATTTTGCAATAATTCAATCTACTATTTTCTCTAAATAATTTTAAATCCTGAATTACTTATAATTGATACATCTATATTCCAATTTATTTTATTTCGATCTTTCCATATTTCATATGCATCTTTTATATGATTTTTTAATTCTTCTTCAGAAAATCCTCTTACTTTCATTAAGTGTTCATTTATTTTTTTTATGTCTTTAAATACTCTTGAATGACCATAATGAGTTGTTTGATGACATAAACGACATAATGCTATTATTCTTATTAATTTTTGCGTACATGAATTATAATCATAGATCCATCTTTCATGTGCATCTAAGTATTTATTTTTTTTTATACCACAACATTCACAACGATTATTAACTCTTTCATAAATATGATGTCTAATTAAATTCCAGTCATCATCATTAAAAATACTTCTAACATTTTTAAAATAACTAGTTTTAGGTATCATGTCTATATATAACTCATTACTACCATAAGTTCTATCTTCTCCAATGATTTCAATATCATTTTTATAAGAACAAAAATAGTTATTTAAATTACTAGTTTTGGTTTCATCGTCGCAATACCATTTTTTTTCTTTTTTATCCCATTTAGCACCCATTTCTTTTGCTTTACTCCGATTTTTATAAGTAATATTAAAAAAAGTAATATTACTATTATTCATTAAGATAACTATTATAATAATTCTTATATATTCTTATTATTATCTTAATATTCTTCTAATTGTAATTTCGCAATCATTTTTAAATACATCTTCTTTAAGTAGTTTTGTAAGTTTATTTGTTTCTGTAAAATCTTTACATGTATATAAATCCATAGCCATTTTTCCTTCTTCTACATACGTATGAATAGACAAATGTGATTCGCTTAGAACATAAACACCTGTCGCACCAAACGGTTTAAATTGATGAATAGCTTTTTCTACCACATTTAAATTAAATTCTTCTATAATCATATCCATAATAGCAATAATTGAAGGTGAAAATTTAAGAATTTCCTTATTTTTTATGTTATAAATATCAATAATAACATGAGTTCCTGTTGAATTATTATTCATATTTATAGTACTTGTATTTATCTATTATCTATTTATATTTATATGTTTTAGAATAAATAGAAAATGGTTTATATTGGAGCACATATAAGTAGAGAAAAAACCTTAATAGAAACCTTAAATAAAATTAAAGAAAACGGCGGAAACGCATTACAAATATTTGTATCTAATCCTAGAAGTATTCAAGTAAGAAAATTAAATGAAAAATTCATAAATGATAAAAAAGAAATTAAGAATTATCTAAACATAAATGATTTTAAATTGGTAATCCATAGTCCTTATACCATTAATATTTCAAATGTAGGAACCTTAGGAATAATGGGTTTAAATCTTATTATTCATGAACTTATAATAGCAAATAACATTGATGCCGTTGGTTGTGTTATTCATGTAGGTAAATATAAGGATAATAAAGAAATAGCAATTTTAAATATGAAATCTAATATTACTTTTATTATAAATAAAATTATTGAATTAAAATTAAATTCAAAACTTATAATTGAAACTTCTTCTGGACAAGGAAATGAACTTCTTTTTAATTATCAAGAATTTCTTGATTTTTATAATTCCTTTTCATCTAAACAAAAAAAGTATTTAAAGATTTGCATAGATTCTTGTCATGTTTGGGCGTCTGGATATCATCTTATGGATATTTATGAGATAACAAACAAAAATAAAAACTTGAATGATATTAGTGTTATTCAAATTAATAATAGTAAAAATCCTATTAATAGTCATTTAGATCGTCATAATCCCATTGGTATTGGTTATATTCCTGTGCAAGAAATCATTAAATTTATAGAAGTTTTAAAAAAAGCAAATCCTAATGTTATTGTTATATTAGAAACACCAGGTGTTAAATTAAAAAATGAATTAAGATTAATAAATAATTCTTATATATAAAAATGAATTTGAATAATCTAACTAAAATAGAATTATTAGAAATATGCAAAAATAAAGAATTTTCTAATTATAAATCAAAAAATAAAAATGAGTTAATAAAAATAATTCAAACTAATTCAAATCATTTAAAACCATTAATTAAATGGTCTGGTGGTAAAAGTGATGAAATAAAAATCTTTGAAAAATATTTTCCAGATAATTATGATACTTATATAGAACCATTCATCGGTGGTGGTTCTGTTTATTTCTATTTAAATCCAAAAAAAGCAATTATAAATGATATTCATAAAGAACTTATTGATTTTTATATTAGTATTTCTAATGGCAAAAGCAAAGACATTTATGAATTTATGAATAATTCTCCAAATGATGAAATTACTTATTATAAAATTAGAGATGAAATGGAAATTAAGGATGAATTAGATAATGCAAAAAGATTTTATTATCAACGTAAAACTTGTTTTAGAGGCATGTTGCGTTATAATAAAAATGGCAAATTTAATATTCCTTTTGGTAAATATAAAACAATTAATTATGATGATTTAAATAATAGCAAATATGAAGAATTATTAAATAGAACTGAAATCCTTAA